TCTTTGCTTTGCAGATTTTGATTTTATTTCATTACCATTTTCATCGTATGATTTATATTGTTGACTGCCATCGGTATTTTGTCCAAATACATAATCCCAAAGTTTAGTATCTGCGGCTAGGTTTTTTGCATCCCAACCCATTGATTTCAATATATCAAATAACAATTTATCATTTATTGTATTTTTTGATTTATATCCAAGACCTCTACTATTTTCTATTGATTTTGTATAGAAATATAATGTATCAAAGTGATGTCCTATCATTGACAAAAACAACAACATGCTTTCATTATTACCATTAGTAACAACGTATTGTGGTATATTGTTTTGAACCCAATTCACATTTGTTTTATCAAACTGATTTGCTAATTCAATAATATTATCATACCAATTTGAAACTATTGTATCGTTTGAAGTTAATCTATCACCATTGTACGGCCAAGTTAAAGAACTAGAATTGTTTGTTGTATATTCCGATTTATTATATAAAAATTTCTCAAAACCATCAAATCCATTTATTAATTGATTTTTCTTTAATTGTACTCTTTCTCTTTCTTGAACAGCCGATAATGAACCAGTATGTAATCCATCTCCGGTTGAACCTGTTGAATATGTTTTACTATATAATAATTCATATTTTTCAATTAATTGTACTTTGTATATAAAATTATCTACTCTTTCTTTTGCAGAACTAAAATGTACAAAATTATTCCAAAGATATTCACCTGGTCCTGACATTTCCGACCCACTATGCGAACTTGTAAAATTAACGTTTGCGTATTGAATATTTAAATCATCGGTTTTTATTAAAGATGAACTTAAATATGTTGCAACCAATTGCGACGAACTAGAAACCGATGCACTTAATATTAAATTATCTAACGATTCATAATTTGTAGATTGGCCAACTACAAAATCAACTTCTACACTAAAATTCGGCCCCTTTATAGGAGGACATTTTATATCATCTTGTTCACTTAATACAATCGTTTCTATTAATGGATTTGTCAATAATTTTGAAATCCATAAAGTTGTATTTTCATTAATAGATGCAGGAAGTGGGTTGTATAATTTTAATATAGTAGATTCTACTATATCTTCTGGTTTTACAATTGTATTACCAAATTCATCTTCCGATTTTTTAGAAAGTGTAAAATCATCCTCTTCCCAAGAAGATATTATAATTTGTTCATCATTCCCAAAATTAGCAATATGAGTTAAATATTTGTCCTCTTTATCAAATACAAAATCTAATTTATTTAAAAATCCATCATAAATTGATTTTTTAATTTTTTCAGTATCTAATGAAATATTTGGATATATTATTTTAGTTGTGGCCGATATCTCAGTTCCCTCTAATACTTTTTGTCCTCCCTTATTGTATGGTTTAAAAACTAAAGTTAAATCGGTATTACCATTCCATTTGGGATATGAAGTAGCTAAAGTTCTTAAATTTAATTTTAATTTACCATTTGGAGCTTGGTTTTGTACCAATGGAAGTTTGGTTAAATCTTTTGCTAATAAAAATATATCAACCGTTGTTGCATGTTTGGTTTTATATTCTATTTCAAAATTAATATCTAAATTAGAAAAACTTGGAACATCTATTGTATCAACGATATCTATTTCAACCATTGATGGTGTATCAACCTCAGCTATCCAATTTATTATCAATTCAACAGGAACCCCATCACCATATGCAGCCGAACTTGGAACTAAAAATATTTTTTTATTACCCAATATTCCGTCAAAATCTTTTTTAAAATATAAAGTTACAAATGTATCCTCTGTTTTTACAATTCTATTTGGTGAAAGATAAACCGTTACATAATCTGTATTTGGTTTTGTAAATTTAATAATTAATTCTTTTTCTAAATCAGAATCCTTTACTTTTATATCTATTTTTTTATTTGGATTGGTTAAAACTATTGTAGGAGCTTTTACCGTTGTTTTTTCTAAAATAACAACAACATATAATTCTCCAGTTATAATTATATTTTTATCTATTTCAAATGGAGAGTTAATGGAGGCCACCTTCGCAGTTGACCATTTTGTTAAATCCGTTGGTGCAGTTGCATATGTAGCTTTATTGGTATAACATATTTTTTTAACAACATATTCTTCGGGAAGATTACCACTTAAATATAAAATTATTTTGGCATTGTTTATTAAACTATAATCTATATTTTGTGGTAAAGTGCTACCATCTTTTAATAGTAATGGTTTTAAAGGCGTTTTGGCCAATGAATTACTGATTTCAACATTTAAAGTTAAAAGAGTTCCCAATTCACTAGTAAAATTACTACCAAAGTTTATTACATAGTTTGTTAAAGCCATTGTGTTAATTTATTATAAATATCTTTATTAAAAATTGTTTTTATTTCGCGTCATTACCACCATCGGGATTTGAACCCTCACTACGTCCTCCACGTCCACCTCCACCTCCAGTTCCACCTCCACCTCCAGTTCCACCACCACCTCCGGGGGTAGGTACAACATATCCACACGTTAAAGAATTAACCTTAATCAATTCATCATATGTACCACCATTTCCATCTGCGTACGTTCCATATTGGTCAAATCCTTTACATATTGTTGTAATCAATGTTCCTTTTGGTTTAGGTGTAGGTAAATTGGTACCAGTACCTCCTGCTACTTTTGTAAAACTAATTTGATTCGGTGTTATTGTAATAATTTTTCTATTTGATATAATAGGAGGTACATTAGTGGTGTCTAATGTAAGTCTATCTATTGGAGAATTTGTAAATTGTTTTTCAATTGTTTTAGTTTCTATTGTTCTTTGTTTCAAATCCGGTAGATTTTTTGTAATACAGGCCATTAATATTAAATTAATTTCTTTTTCAATATCTTCCGTTTTGTATATTTCTGAATCAACAAATCTAACAACATCAACTTTACCAAAATCACTTAAAGCTATATTATATTTTTTGTTTGTTAAATAATTATTTACTGCTGATTTAAAATTTGTATATATTTTTTTAACATAATCATCAAAATTTTGTAATCCAAAATCTTTTTTTAGATATAACAAATAATCCGTTCCAAATTGTGTATTCAAATAGTCATCTATTTTAGTTAAATAACTATTTTCAAATGTAGAAATTTGTAAGTTAATATTTTGTTTTACATTTGCAAATGTTTTATATTGTTTTTTTAAATTTGCAAATTCTAAATTAGTTATTTTATTTATTGTTTCATTTTTTGTTTTTAATGGTAAAATACGAATTTCTTCTCTTGACGGAGATATTTCTTGTATCCATACTCGCGATAATTCATCGTTATTTCCAACTTTATTTCTAACAAAATTTATATTAAGTTTGAGAATTCCATTGGTAAACCCCAAATCATTTAATAATTTTTCAGCATCAATCGCAATTTCCTTTGTACCATTTTTATTTGTAACATTATACATATAATTTTTAATATCTCCCGTTTTTATGTAAGAAACATTATTTCCTGATTTTTGTGGTAATAAATTATTGTTTATATCATAAACGGATACTTCCATTGTATCATATGAATTATCACCAAAGGTAGATGTAACTGTTTCATTTTTTGCAATAATAAATAAATCTTTATCTTCTATAAATTGTCCTACATTTTGTTTATTAAGATTTATTTGTTCAATGTTTGTATATTTTTTAATGCTCATTTTATTTATTTAATTTCATTAATTAAAGACTTGTTTTGTGCCCACCCGAATTTGTGTAAGTTTTGCTTTTTTTATGCCACTTCGTCAATGCAAATTGAGTATCTAAATATGGTATAGTGTCAACAAACCCATCGGCTCTTGTTGAACTAATTTGCATCCAACCATAATAAGTTGTAGTATTAGAAATTGCACCCCAAAAACCATTAGGGCCCTTTGAATCCCATGGGCCGCTTGCTTCAGGATTAAATTTCATGTATATAATTTTTTCTGTTTCGGCCGGTATAGTAGTTGCAAGGCCGGGGTTTGGGAATCCTGCTACTGGATATTTAGTATTTACATTTCCTGGTGATTCACCAAATTCAAACCATTTCGGCCCTAAGTTAATAAAGCCGTTTACGTTTGGTGTGTTTTTGGTTTTATTAAACGTAGCTGATAGATTTACTTTAACACTTTCTTTATCAAAGTTTTTAAAATATAAACGGCCATGACTATTTCCCCAATCCATTCTTCTATCATCATTATATCCCCAACCATAAAATTTTGGTTGAGTTACATCACTAGTAAACCCATCCCAATAAACAACTAATATAGAATTTAATACTATACCATTCTTTTCAGCTGCAAAAGCTCTGGCGTCCCCTTCTATTTTTGTTTTTGTTTCAATGGTTGCAATTTGTACATTTATTGTTTGTATTAATAAATTTAATGTATTAACATGTTTTAATAATGCACTAATTTCTTTAGAAAATCCTCTATTTTGTGCAACAATTGATGTTCTTTTAATAGATTCCAATAATGATTTTTGAATAGCTTCTTCTATTTGGGTATTAAATTGTTCAATTGTTTTTTTTAAACTTTTTATAGAAGCTGCTAATAAAGTATTTGAAGATTTTATTAAAGTTTGTTGTGTTTTTTCAAATTGTATTTGGGAATTATAATCATCTTTAATTGAAATTAATTGGTCTACTATTTTAGTAATTTCATTAATTTTAGTTTTAATATTGGAATTTATTAATAATTGATTATCGTATACTGGTTTTTGAACAAAATTTGTATTTGATTCTGGAATATTTGGATTTATTTCAGCTGCACTTGTATTAATTGATTTTAATAATTCCGTAATATCATATGCCGGTGATTGTAATTTTTGAAATACTAATGAAGATGCAATATTTGAATCATTTACAATAGTAACACCTGCATTGGTTTTGGTAGATGCACTTGAGCCCGATTGAGTTAGTATTGTATTTAATTCATTTTTTCTTTTAGCTGAAAGAACTACTGATATATTTTCTAGTGGTGTACTCAATTTACTTATATTTTTTTAATTCATTGCTTGGGTCAGAGTTATTTCCTTCTTCTCTACCACCACCGGCTGGACCAGGTGTACTTGGGAATATTTGTGTTTTTGTTATTCTAATTTCTGCACCAATTTGATTTAATAATCCAGTTATTATTGCATATAATGTTTCTATTTGTTTAATCAATCCCTCAATTTGTGCCTTTAACCCCGCGTTTTGTGATTCCAATGATGTTCTTAATATTGATTCATCCGTTGATTTTTGTACCACTTGTGCAATTTTTGTTGAATACAATTCAATTAAATCCGTAAGTGTGTTTAATTGATTTTGTAATACATCTTGTGTTTGTTCTATTTTTAAACGTTCATTAATTTGTTTTTCTAATTCAATTTGTAAATCATCAATTTCTTTATTTAATAGAGGTATATTAGAATTTAAATTGTCTAATTCAATTTGTAAATCTTTTTGAATTTGAACCTCAGTATCATATATATCTTTTGGTATTAGATTTTTTTTTGATTTATTTACGTTTGGTATTAATTCCGTTACTTCAACATCTATTGCTTTAGCCAATTCTACATTATCAAATTTTGAGTTAACTAAGGGATTAAATATCAATGTACTGGCTACGTTTGTATCGGAAACATAGTTTATATTATAATCGTTCGTCACCATTGCCTGTGACCCCAATTCCGTTAATATTTTATTTAGGTCATCTTTCCTTTTTTGTAATTGGACTGCTGTTGCATTTTCTAAAGATGTTAATGCCATTATTCTACTATTTTAAATGTCAATTTATCATCTATTATGTCCGTTATTCCATTTTGTAAAATTTTAATCTTTAATCTATAAACTCTATCCGCTGCATATGTCGATGTATCTAAATTGAAATAATTAGATGTACTATCACAACTCAATTTAGAATAATCACCAAATGGAATTATTATTTCGTTTGTTATATAATCTTCAATTTGATAATATGTTGAACCCGATGGTAAGTATTTTGCTTGGTCATATCCAAATGTTGTTCCAAATGTTTTATATGGAAACACATCTCTACCTTTGACTCTTATTTTAATTTTAGTATCTTTACTATATTGATTTTTTAAATTTGTAACTACAACTTTATAGTCATCACTTGCTGAACCCGTTACCGGTGTTAAACTTCCAGTTACAAAAGAACTATCATCCCAAACTAATTCTAATTTAGGTTCATATATTGTATTTGTTTCCTTAGAAAAGAATTTAAGAACACCATAATCCAAACCATCATTGTCCGTACTAATTGACGCCGATGTATGATGGTGTAATATGATACCATCATTTGGTAATCTATTTGAACCACTAATCCATAGTTTTACAATATTTGTTACATCCATTCTAATATCATCTGGTTCATTATTAAAAGATTGAGATGCCATAGATGCTGTATACCAAGTTCCTCCACCACCATTAGTGATTGAACCCGTATCGGAGCCTGCACTATATGAGCCTGACAAATCTAACCATTTAGAACTACCATTTTTATAATACCAACTAACACCATCCGATGTTATGTTGTCAAATTTTGTACCAGTTCCCATATTCCAACTTCCAGATACAGCATTTGCATAAATTGTATATTCTAAAGGTATTTCTTCTGAGTTTGCTGATTTTAAATTTAAGTATGTTTTATAATTAAATACATATTCTCCGTTTGAAATATCCAATGCCAACGATGCCGACTCTAAATTATATGAAGCGGATACCACCAAAGATTGTGTTACATAATTATTCCAAGATGCAGAATATGATGATGATAAACTACTGGTAATTGATAAACTAGTACTATATGATGATGACCAATGTAATGATGATGATACTGCCGTATACCACGAAGATGATATTGTAGAAACGGATGCACTATTTGAATTTAATAAACTATTCAACGATGCGGATTCTTCCAAAACAACTTCGGAAACCTGTGTGATTGGAAATTTAATTAAAGTTCTAGCTATATCCATAGTAGAACCATAATAAAGTTTACCTACTTCTAATATCTCATCTCTACCTGCATTTTGTTCAGGTTGTTGAAGATATATACTCGCGTCAAATGATGATGTAAAAAATTTATGCATTATAGTGCCCTCCCTTTTATGTCTTTGTTAGGAAATTTAACTTCAAATATTGATGGGTCTAAAGACGGATAGACAATCTTACCTTTAGTTGCTTCATCTATATTATATTTATTTGGTGAATAACTTCCAGCATCACCACATAGATTTGAAATTTTTACGGATGGTACACTCATAACTCCCTCTACATTTGCAAGAATTAATTCTATTTCTGAAATGTTTATTGGTTTATTGAATGTCCAATTATCTATATTAAAATAATCTTGTAATTGAGTTAAACAATTTGTAATGACTTCTCTTTTGTTAAAATTTGAATAACATATAATTTCAAAATCACAACCAATGTTTATAATAAATCCATTAATCATATTTACTGCGTCCGTTATCATACGATATTCACCTAAATATGTTTTAAGATTTTGTTTAACGGCCTGGTTTAAATTTGTTAAATTCTTATTTAAATCATATCCTAAAACATACATATTAATTGCAAATGGATTATTATTTTCTGCAACATTAGATTGTTTTTGATTTAAATATTTAATCAATTCTTTTTGAATATCTGTTTTAGATTTTGTTTTTAATCCATCCACTAAATTTGTAAATTCAGCAATATTTTTTGGATTGGCAAGTATTGAAGAAGGACTATTATTGTCAACCTCACCATCAGGACTAACATATACTTTTGCAACACTACCATATCTTTCAGGCATTGATAAAGCTCTTACAATATAATCTTGTCTAGTTACTGCTCTATTTTGAGAACCAAACATTGCAATTGCATTGTTTCTAATTTCATCTATTGATTCCGCACCTCTTCCACCAACAGCGGGTTCTAAATTTTCAGCTGCAACTGTATTTTTTATATCATTATATATTCTTAAATCGGTATCACTTAAAGATAACAAATCTTCTTCAAATTCAATTCTACTAATTCTATTTAAATCACCAGTATTTACATTCGATTCAACACCACCACCTACTAAATATTTTATAGTTAATGTTGTATTTGTAGGTGCTATTCCAAATGTATTTGTTTTTAAAAAATTAGAAGGGTCAATTCCTTGATTTAATCTATTAACCGAATTTGCCAATCCCAATCCTACATTTTTTGGATTTGGTAATATTCTTTCATCCGACATACTAACATCACCACTACCAAATTGTAAATCAATACTATTATCGGAATTAACCTTTACAGAAAATCTTCTAGGTACTTTTTGTACTTCTAAAATATATGGTACTGTATTTGAATATTCTGATAATGCTGTATTGTATGATGTATTAGCTTGTTCTACAAAAATAGTTTCTTGAGCTAAATAAGGTACTTCATAATATTTTATATTATCTTCATCAACAACCGAATTGATTGCAATTATATTTGAATCAACTATTGTGGCAGTTGGATAATCTACATCATTTGTAGTAAATGAAACCGTTGTAGTTTTTTCAGTTGCAGATATTGCTTTTACTTTTTTAGTAATTAAATATCTAGATGGTTCTTGTGTATTTGTATTTCTTTCATATACATCAATTTCTCTACCTTCTGCCAATGAAAAGTCAACAACATCCGTACTTCTAAAAGTTACCCCTTCATTAGAATCAATTTGCAGGCCAGCTTTTATTTTAAGATAAAATCTATCGTCTGGTTTATTAACCGAACCACTTCCTACACTTGGTACAAGTTGATAAACCGTCAATGTAGTAACGGCCGGTGATGTTAGTTTGGGTTTATATCCCATTGATTGTGCTAAAGCTAATACATTTTTCTTTTCACTTGCATATGATAGTATTGATTCTTTTAATTGGGTATCTTGATAAAAAGATAACATGTCTCCAATTGCAGCAGCCTGTTCTATAAAAATAGAACCAGGGGAAGCTTCACTAAAATCAGAATATGAATCTGGAAAATAAGTTTTAGTAAAATCAATTAAATTTTGTTTTAATGTTGCAAAATCTTTGCCAACATAATTAAAATTTTTATTTTGATTTCCCCAACTTTTATCTGAAGGTTTAAGTGCCATTATTAATTATTTACATTTATTTGTATTGTTTCGGTCAAATTAGGATTTGATATCAATGAAAATTTTATATCCAACGCAATCCTATTATTATCTATATCATTATTATCATAATCAAATATAATTTGATTTATATTAATGTTTGGTATCCAACTTTGAACGGCATCTAATATAGATGATTCTATTCTATTCTCTAAATTTTCTCCGTCAATTTGTTCAAAAACCAATAACCAAATGTCACAACCAAATTCGGGTTGTTGTACTCTTTCTCCTTTTTTTGTTAAAATTAAATTTTTTAAATTATCTTTGGCTTGAGATAGGGTAGTGTAACTAACAGGAAAAATACCATTAGAATCGGAAACTCTATTTATTCCAATACCTAATATTTTATAATTATTCTGTGTTAAATCGGTTACATTAACTTTTCCTAACTCTATCGCCATTATTTAAATCTTTTAACTAATTCCGAATAATCTCGTGTCAACGCTTTTATCGTAGCATCTTGTAATCCATCACCTGTTGATTCAAACGTTGGAACATTAGATGGTACATTTACATCTCTAAAATCCATAGTTTCCCACTCACTTTCATCAACCCTCAATTCAGGCTTAATCATATCTAATACACTTCCAACCGCTTGTGCACCTTCTTTACGTTGTTCTGCAGAAAATGGTTGAGTCATATTAAGAATCTCATTAATCATTGGGTCTTTTGAAAATTCTCTTTGTGGTTTTTGTGTTTGTTGAACCGGTTGTTGTCTTTTAACCGATGTAGGGGTAACGTCAGTCATCTCTCTCAATGATGGAGTAGATGGTTTCTTTTGTGAGTTTAATGTAACTGCACCAGATTTAATAAGTTTAACAAGTTCTTCTTTTACTTGTAACTTAACTTCGTTTTTAACAACTTCTTTAATTAAAGTTAATAAAATTTCTGATTTCATAATAATTGTTTTGTATATGTTTAGTAATAAATATTGAAAGTTAAAATTTACCCAATAGTAACCTTTTGGATTTGTGATGCGTTTGCAAGTGCTTCTTTTTCTTCTTTCTCTTTTTTCAATGCCAATTCTACTTCTTTGATTTTTTCTCTGGCCTTATCATCCTGATATGTAGAAGTTAATGCGGTTTGTATAGCTTGTGGTAAATTTTTTATTGATTCTAAAAACTCTTTATCATCTCCTTCGGTAACGTCTCCCAATGCATCAAACCCTATTGCCAAAGAATTCAAAACTAAATTTGGAGTTCTCGCCGCATTCTTTAATACTGCGGATGGATTTGATATTGGTTTTACTACATATCCCACCCATGGTTGAATTCCAGGTGCAGGAGGTGCAGGTGGAGGATATTGACAAAAACATTCAATATAACCTGTTAATGTTAATAGATGTAATGCTGCCGATGCAATAAAACTCATTAAAAATGGTGAAAATGGTGTAACAGGTTCTACTAATATTGGTGTCCATATACCAGGAAAAATACATTGACCGGTGATTGTTCTTAAATTTTTTACTGACCCAATGCATGGTATAATTGGTGTTTTAATTGTTGATAATTGTGCAGCCATCCAATAAGCTTTAACTGCAAGTCCGATATTATCCAATAATGTTTTAGTATCTGAAATGTTGGTCACTTGTAATATTCCAAATAAAGTATCTTGCATTAATTGTTTGTTTCCAAACTCAACCGCCAAATTACTTAACATAGTACCTCCACCACCTTTAATTACAGAATCATATTCATCTGCAAGTTCATGTGCAAACATAAACATATTTAATTCGTCTTTCAAAGTTTCTGCTAATGGATTATCAAATATAGTATTTGTAATACTTTCACCGGATTTTTCTACAATCGTTAGTTTTTGAATACTTCTAACTTTTGACATACCAATTAACATATTGATATAAAAATCAGTCCAGGATGCACTTTCACTATGTTTAAATAAATCAAAATTCATTATATTAAGATTTACTTAAATAATTATTCATAGATAACATTGTTTTAAGTGATTTTTGTATATCTCTAAATGCTCCTTGATTTAGTGGTGGCAATTTTGTTTTACCTGCAGGGGTCAAATATTGTTGTGCAATTATCTCATCAATTAATTTAGATAATATTTGAACCAATTCACCTCCTAATACCATTTTTTGTACATCTGCGCCTGCATCTCCAATACCTACATTTTTTCCAATAAAAACCTTACCATTATCTGAATTTAAAAATATTTGATTACTTCCATCCGAATGAATTGTTATATTTTTATTATTGTGTATGTATATTTCTTTTTCCGCATCAATTGAGAAATTACCATCGGTTATTATTCCTGTATTTCCTTTACCAAACATAATGAATTCACTTGCTTTGGCTGATAAAATAATTCTATCGGAATTTACAAACAATTGATTACCTGTTAATTTTTCTGAAACTGGATAATTTTTAAATGCAATTTTAGATTTATTTATCGTTTCTTTAAATGGTACTTTTATTTTATTAGAAGTTATATAAACCGATGTACCATCTTTATTTATATCCTCATCTATTAAAGTTCCAATTGGTTTTGAATCCAATTCTGAATTTTGTTTATTTCTTATGAAAATTCCAGGTGATGAAGTTTTTCCATCTTCCGTTAAAAAGAATTCACTAAAACGAATTGTGTTACCAACTCTTCCACTTAATATCGTATCACCTTGTTTTGGATTTAAAAATTTAATTTTTTCATTTATATCATACTCTCCGGTATTTTTTTTTGGTTTTGTCGCAGTGGTTTTTGGTGCGGCCGTATTTTTTCTATAAGCTAACCCAGTCATATCATCACCTGCCTCTATAATATTATCTTCAGGCAATGTTGCAGCATATGTTATATAATCTCTCCTATAATTTGAATATGGTGTTTTTGAATATGGCAACCAAAATGTAAGACCATGTAGTTTTAATATAACCACAGTTTCTCCTTTAATTGGAAATGTAAAATTATTTTTATCAAATGGATGTGCAATATCGCTTATTCCAATTGTATCTTCAAAATCATAAGTTATTGCACCATATTTTCTAGAGTCGTAGTCTGCAAATTTATCATTTCCATTATATATAGATACATTATCTTCGGTTGTAGTATCATCTCTATTTATCGGTTCAAATGGAGTACCGGTTGGATATACTTTGTCAACTGTAGCTAAAAATGATTCTATATTTGTCATTATAATTTAGTTTTGATTTCTTCAATTTCAATTTCTAAATCACCCATTTTTTCTTTTGTCTTTTCTTCTACCGCATTGATGGTATCTTCCATATCTTGTAGTAATTGCGTTTTTTCATGTTCACTTAACCAACCATCTTCACCAATACCTTTTGCTTCTGCTGCTGCAAGTCTTTGTGCAATCGTTGCAAGTTTAATTAAGTGGTCATCGTTTTTAACCGATACCTCAATTAAATCTTTTATAATAGGTGCAATAACCGTTGCTTCACCCACATTACGAATAAGTTTTCTTAACGATTCAATTAACTCAGAAATGTTTTTCTTTTTGTTTTGTTGATTTTCGTATATATCTTTAAATAATGATGATAAATTCTTACCATCAAATAATTGAAATTCGTTTGACATTATATTATGTTGTTCTTTACTATATAATTATAAAGTTCCTGACTTATCAGTTGGTATCCAGCTTCGTTGGGGTGTTGTGCAACTTTCATTGGGTTTGGAATTTTCTTTTCCCAAACATCTTCACCTTTAAAATTTTTCATTAACCACAATTCTAAAGATTCTTTTGCAAACCCCCAATATGTTGATTTATCAATTAAATGAGTGTTATCATCTTTTTTATCCAAATTTTGAATCATTAAATCAAATGCATCACACATAATATATTTTACACCATATTCATTTAACATATGTTGCAAATAAATTATATAGTTTTGATTTATTACATTATAATAATTTTGTGTAAATAAATTTCCTAAAAAGAATTTTTTATACTCAGCCAAAAAATTATTAAACTTTTTATCTCCATATGTGTATGATTCTGTAAACTTATGTGGTAAGGCTGCTAATTCCATTTGTCCCCAACTTATCCATTCACCTTTTGGTAAAAATGGAACATAATCTCTTAACGATGAACTCCACATGATAACAACAAAATCATCTTTATGAATCTTTCCATTTCTTAAATCATTTATAACCTCATTAAAAATAACATTATTTGCTTTACCACTCCATCCATTATTTACGGGTTCTAATCCTAATTTATTGGCAAGAGTGTTTACCCAACTACTTTCATTTCTAAATAGTTGTAATTGTTTTCTGTCTTTAAATGATTGTTCTATCGGCCAGTTGGTTCCTTCTCCTTCTGTCCAACTATCTCCAAATGCGTGTAGTTTCATTATTTGCTGATTAAAAATTTACCTAATACTAAATAGTCCATGTCACAATTATGAAATGTCCAAATTGCTTTTTGTGGGTCATTTGTCATTGTGTGGTCTTTTAAGTTAAACGATGTATTCAATAGAATGGGTGTTCCTGTTAGTTTCTCAAACTCCTTTAATAAGTCATAGTAAAGTGGGTTATCCTTTCTTTTAAGTGTCTGTATCCTTGCAGAATTGTCAACATGCGTTACTGACGGAATGTTTACATCCTTTTTAACTTTGACAACCTGATTCATATAAGGAACATCTTCTTCTGATAGAAAATACTTTTGATAATCTTCAATTGTAACCGATGGAGCAAATGGTCTAAACATCTCTCTCTTTTTGACAACCTTATTAATTCTATCTCTAATGTCGGATAAATGTGGATTACCTAATATAGAACGATTACCCAACGCTCTTGCACCAAATTCAGTTCTACCTTGAAACCAACCTATGATATTACCCTGTTCAATTAGCTTTGCAACTTCTTTACACAATGTCTGTTGGGTATCATGCATTATAACTTTACTTCTATGATTTTGTAATATAATTTTAAGTAATTCAGGACTACTCCACTCCTCACCTAAATATGGAGATTGATTATCACCACCTTTTATTTTTGGATTACCAAATGTTTGATGATAATGATATAAACATGCACCTATTGCAGAACCACTATCCGATGGAGCAAATGGAATAAATACATTCTTAATTGCTGTAAAATGTTTAATTTTACCATTGGCAGTTCCATTATATGCACATCCACCACCCAATACTAAATTCTCACATTCCCAAGTATTTGTAATTCTATTGATAATAAAGTATAATGCACTTTCATACCAACCTTGCAATGAAGCAGCTAAGTCTTTATGATGTTGTTCTATTGGTTCATCTTTGAAACGTGGAGGAAATCCAATTAAATCAATAAGCTTTTGATTAAACATATCATTATCGGATGTATGCCATGTAAAGTAAGACATGTCCATCTTTACGATGTCTATTTCACCACCGGTAGTAACAACTTTATCAAATATGTTATTATATTTTTGATTATCCCCATATGGTGCCAATCCCATTACTTTATACTCACCTTCGTTTGGTTTAAATCCTAAATAAGCAGTAAATGCTGAGTATATTAATCCTAATGAATGTGGAAAGTGTAGGGTTTGTATTTTGTGAAATCCCCTCTCATCACACATCGCTGAATATATAGTATGTGATTCACCAACTCCATCAATTGAGAGGCCTATTGCTTTATCAAATGGTGATGTGTAGTAAGATAGTGCTAAATGTGAATGGTGGTGTAGTGAATATAAAATTTCTCCATCATATCCAATTGATTTTAATATTCCTTTTAAATTACCTTCCGATTGATTCCATCTTTTTAAGAATTGTCTCCATTTCATTGGATATCTTAAACCACCCCACTTACCAATGGTTTCTCTAACTCTTTCAAATTTATCTTTTGGGTTCTCATACCAACAAACCATATCAATTTCATCAATTGTTATTTTTGCATATTCTAAACACCATTGAATTGCTTTAAACGGAAAAGAACTATCATGTTTTTCGCCGGATAATTTTTCTTCTTCGATTGCACATATAACTTTACCATCTATAACTAATGCTGCCGCAGAATCATGGTAAAATGCTGATAGACCTAATTGTATCATATTTAAATTTTTATATCACCTTCTCTATCAAATTCACTATAAAGTGCCATTTGTTTTTCTTTCATCTTATTGACAACCTTTGTAATGTAATGAGTAGGGTGACCTGTCATTTCTCTAATAAGTAGATATAATGATTTTTTGTTAAAATTTTCTATGTAATTCGCTCTTCTAAATAATTCCAATACAGAATCTGCAATTTGCATATCTCTTTTCTTTGGAAAATGATTTTCTAAATGTTTATCCCAATATTCTAACATTCTAATATTAAATGTTCTATGTTCGTCATTTCTTTCCTCCTCTCTAAAATTATTTTCAGTATCAAATGATTCTGGTAAACCCGACATCACATCGGTATCTTTATATCTTTTATAGTTTGCATTATTATTTAAAAT